TGCTGTGTATTGACTTGTTGGGTACATAACTATACCTGCTAAATCTCCATTAGCATCATTTGAATTATTAACTATAAGACCTGAAAATGTACTATTATCTAATGTATTACCTGATTGAGCAACGCTATTAACAACTCTTGCATGACCACCATTAATACTAAGTTTGTCAGAACTTGATATAGAGCTAGTTCCAATACCAACATTGCCACCTGCTGACATATCAATACGCATGGCTTCTATTTCAGAGCCGCCATCAATACCACTAAAAATTAAATCTTTATCTGTTTGTAAACTTAGTATTTTAACATCATTGGAAACATTTGATATTTGTAAATGACCAACACCTCCATCTCTAAATGCTACATCCCCCCCATCAGCGTCAAGAATAATGTCTCCTGCTACATCAAGTGTAAAATCACCACTAGAAACGTCTATTTCTTGTCCAAGAATAGCAGTGTTACCTACAGAAAAACCAGTGTTGGTAATTATAGAACCATTGACTGTAGTATTACCTGTTACATCAAGAGTACCACTAAGGTCTGCATCAGTGACTATCTTGGATATGTCTTTTGCTCTTGTCATGCTATACCTCTTGGTTAGCTAAATGTTCTGCGTAAGCTGTCTTGATTGCATCTGTGTGTACTGCATTGCATATGGCTTGTACTTCTGCACTCTCATTGGCTAAGTCATCTGCACTTATATTAGGTGCAACAACATGACGATGAAAACTACGACTTATCTCTGTGCCATCTCTCTTGATGACTGTAGCAGTTCTTACTTGAACGTGCTTGTAGTCACCGACTATCTCTATTTTGTCTTGTATTGTTTCTTCTGTTAATGCCATTTTTATCTCCTTTTGGTTAATGGACTGACTACCCTATGTCCAATAGGGTTATGTTGAAAAAAAGGTTACAAATCCATAAACAGCAGAGCCATTACCTGCCCAATCATGATTAACATTTGCAATAGTAGTGGCACTTCCAGTAGCACCACTTATATTAATATTAGAACCACTAATGTCTATTCTTGTTGTTAAAACTATTGCTGAAGTTTGAATTGAATTAAAATAATGAACTATACCAGTTCCACCTATTGCATTATTATTAGTGAAAGGATTACCTGCTACAATGTAAGGAGCAGCAGGAGTGTTTCTTTGATTTATTCTTAATGTAAACCATAAAGTTACTTTATGACCTACTTTAATATACTTACCAGTTTGTTCATTATAGGTAGAATCACCACCAATATTAGGTGTCCAAGTTCCCTCTTCATAGTCATCAAGATGATTAGCTGAACCAGTGCCACCTACAAATAATCCATCACTTGTATAAATACCTGCCCATCTAGCATCAGACCTACCTAATGAAATATGATTGTCTGCATATGCACCACTTGCATTAGTGGGAACAAAAGCATTACTACCATTATCTATTCCTATACCTTCTGCACCACCATTTGCTAAATAAATTCTATCTCCACTATCAGCAACACCAATACTTCCTACAAGAGTACTATCTTTGTAAAGTCCAACAATCTCACCATCAGAAGACAGTCTGTTTAAAGAAAGTGCTTCACCACCACTACGAGTAATAAAGACTTTACCAGCAACTCCATTTTGACTTAATTCAACTCCAGCCGTGCCAAATGCAGTACTCGTTTTAGAAATCATAACATTTTCAGAACTATCTATGGTTATAGCCAAAGCATCAGCATTATCGTCTATACCATTACTAGTAAAAGCACCAACACTTACAGCACCAGTAGTTGTAATTGTACTAGAGCCAGTATCAATGTTACCAAATCCACTTGTGATTGTTCCTGCGTTTAATGCACCAGTTCCAGTAATACCAGTATATGCACCAGTTACCCTAGCACTTGGTACTGTGCCACTGTTTAGGTTATCTGCGTTTAAAGTAGCTACACTAAATGTGCCATAGCCAACTATATCTACCTCATCCCCATTAGCTAAGGCTGAAGCAAAGGTTACTGTATCTCCACTGGTAACTGTAACGTCAGCAGTAGACATGCGAACACCATTGACATAAACATCTACATATCCTGCATCATAAGCTAGTGTGTTACCATTAGCATCTGCACCAGTTACACTTGTTGGAGTGCCAGTTATGTCATAGTGATATCTTTGAGATGTACCATTGACTGATGAACCTGCGTTCTGCCATCCACTAGCACCATAAACCTTTAGAGTATCTGATGTAGTATCAAAGTATAAGTCACCTAAATCTAATGATGTAGTAGGTGCTGAAGATGCAATGCGATAGACTTCCCCAAAGTTATTCACTGAAGCTAAGTTAGAAGCTACTGTATTTACATTAGCTATAGAACCACCAACTGAGTTAACGTTAGCAATATTAGTTGCTACTGTTCCTATGTCGGTTGCATCATTTGCAACTGTAGTTACGTTTGCGCTTATTCCGGCCACAGTCGTTACATTAGCTTGTATTCCTGCGACAGTAGTCACATTACCAGATATTCCTGCGACTGTACTTACATTGCTATTGTTACCTGCAACTATATTGACATTAGCAATGTTGGTAGATACTGTTCCTATATCAGTGGCATCTCCTGCAACAGCAGTTACATCACTACTTATTCCTGCAACTGTACTAACATTACCACTTATTCCTGCCACTGTAGTTACGTTTGCACTAACCCCTGCAACTGTAGTCACATTGGCACTTATGCCTCCTACAGTATTTACATTGGCTATGTTTGCACCAACTATATCAACATTGCTTATACTATTTGCTACTGTATCTATCTCTGAAGTAGCTTCATTTAAGTCATTTGCAACTGTTTCTAATTCAGATACAGCTTCATTAAGATCATTGGCTACTGTAATTACGTCTGCAATATTTGTAGCAACTGTGTTAACACTAGCTATATTCGTAGCTACTGTACCTATATCCGTTGCATCGGCTGCAACTGTAGTAACATTACTTGCTATACCTGCTACTGTAGAAACATTACCTGATATTCCTGCTACTGTTGTGACGTTACTTGCTATGCCTGCTACTGTAGTAACATTAGAACTTATACCTGCTACTGTATTTATATTGGCAGTAATTGCAGATAAACTGTTTACGTTTGCTATTGTAGGTCCTGCTTCTACTGCACCAGTAGTAGCATTAAATCCTAAAACAGTACCAACTCTGTCTGCTTTTAGAGGTAATGTCATAGATGCCGACGCATCACTATCAGCTAATTGTATTGATCGTGTTGTATCATCAAGAATATCTGCTGCAATTGCAGTAAATCTATCAAGTTCTGTATTAAGAGTAGCTACCTGAAATGCACCTGAAGATGGAAAGTCTGTTATTCTAGCTAATGCAATTTCTCTTGTTATAACTACAGTAGAACCACCTGCAATTCCAGTAACACTATTACCTGCTGTTGTATTAATTGTGCCAGTTGCACCACTACCACCTGTAACTGTGTAATGTGTGGTTAATGTTTTGAGTGTGCCATCAACATAAAAGTTAAGATCAGCATCATCAAAGAACTCAAAGTTCACAGTAAATGCTGTCTGTGTTACACCCTCTGCTACAGTGTACGAGACTCTAGGATTATTATCACTTAAAGAAATTGTCATATTCGCACCTTATTTGTTGTTGTAGTTGTGTGCAACGCACAAATCATTGCCTTGTTATACTCCTGCCTAGCTCTCTCATATCTTCAGCAAATGGTGTTAAACCTATTATCGGTAGGTTATAAGACAATCTTTTTAAACCTTCCGGAGTTTGATCAGTTAACAATTCGTGGGCACCAAGCACCCACTCACGCATCATGCCCGGTGTTGCACCTGCAAAGTCTGCAAACTGATCACCGACTGTTGGCTTGTATTTACCCTTAAGCCATGAATCATCAGGATTATGCAAACCAGTAGCAATCGCAGAATGTAATGCCATGTATGCAATATCTGAATACACTCCTGTAATACCTGACATTTCAAAGCTACGCATCATTAACTCAGGTGCATCTCTATTTTCAAACCACCAATCAGGTTTCTTGATAAGTAATGTTATATAACTCATGCCTAACAATGCAGACATACCTGCCATTCTATGTTGTCTTGCAGGATCAAGCATAGATGCTGCAATCCTATTTGTTGCTGCAAATGCAAAGTTATAGAACTGAAATGGAAATGCCATAACACCAGACTCTATACGTGCCATAGGATATGTAATCTTATTTCCAACTTTAATACTTGCTCTTTCATCAACTTGTATACCAAGCTTTCTCATCCACGGCTTGTATTTAACATAAACAAAACCATCCATGATCATTGGTCTATCAAATGCAGTGGCATGCATAATAGTATTGCGTGATGCAGATGCAAGATAAGTCATCATAGTTCTTTTGAGTTCTCTGTCTAATGCTGTAGCTTCTGGCCATTCTGCTAAATTTAATACAGGCATACCTGTTTCTGTTTTTTCCCAAGGCATATTAGATAATCTTCTAGCCACATCAGGTGTTATACCATAACGACCAAGCTCTTCTATATCGAATGCAGATGCACTATTATTTTTTATTGATTGTATTTGCTCAAAAAACTTAGGTATACGCACAGCCATATCAACCATCTTACCTATCTTTGTAATAATAGATAAGCCATTGCCAATATAAAAACCCTTTTCCATCATTTCAACAGAACGCTCTAACTTGCCCGGCTGTAAGTTTTTAGTTGTGTCTGTTAAAAATATTCTTTGTGCTATAGACTTTGCTAACTCCATACCCTCATTAACGTACATAAGATTCTTTACGTTAGCTTTAATATTAGACCAGTTACCATCAACAGCTTGCACAGCAGTCCTAAATACCCTGCCATATCCATGCTCAAAGATTGGCATAGCTACTGTTTCAATTATAGATGTTACTCCTGCACCAGTAAGATAAGTCATACCTGCAACCTTTTTAGTTACCCTTGAGTATTTGTTATCCCACCTATCAGGTGACCTAATCATTTGTCCTGCTTCACGTTCATAGTCAGCAAGAAAGTTTGTTCTAAATTCAGCACGTCTTTTTTCAGAAAGACCATCAGCTTTCATAATTATATCGTGCCTGTCTAACATTTCTTCTATGTTTTCTCTACCAAATGCTCTTGCCCATTCAATACGAAAGCCCATCTTTTCCATATAGTTTTCTAGTACACGCTCATCTCTTATGATAAAGTCTTTGACTTTCCACTCAGGTATATTTGTTGCACGAATCATTAAGTGCTTGCCCTTGCCCGGACCTATTGATCCTGTTTCATGCAAGTTATCACCTATTTCTAGTATTTTATTAACAACCTTTTCAGCTTCTTCTCTAGCTTTTTCTGCTTTACCTGCAATCTGTACATCAATCCACTTATCGCCTTCCCATCTTTTATAAGTATCTTCTTCTAAAAAATGTTTAGCAAAAACCTGTGTAAGTTCTTCTCTTTTATCAGGACTAGAAAGTAATAAAGCTTTGTCATAGTAAATAGGAAATTTATAGTTCTTTCTTGTTGGTGAATCTAAGACACCTCTTAACCAAGTTGTATTAAGTGCAGCATCAGCAACCCTCTTTTCTTCAACCATTAACTGGCCTTGTAAGTTATCTTTAAACTTTTTTTCTTTTGCTGTGTATTGTGGTGTAGATGATCTGCTACTAGACATACGTTCTTTAGCTCTATCATCTATTGATTTAATTGTTTCTTTTATCTTTGTTATTTCTTGAGTTCGTTTTTCTACATCTAATGCAATATCTTTTATTTGTTGTCGTATACCTACATCATCCCCTAACTCACCAACCTCTCGTGCTAAATCATCTACAGCCCTAAACATGCCATTAAGATCATCTAACGACGCTCTAATTATTTCCGGTAAATATTGATAGTTGGCTGCATGCCAATCAGGGTTACCAGTATCAATATGAGTCAAGATCAAATCATCAAACCATTCATCAAATGTTTTTTTGCTTGTGTCACCTCTCATATATCTATTAGCTTTTACAGCCATTGAAGCTACATCAAATCCAATAAACTCACCAGTACCTTCTCGTGACTTCATATGTTTCATATATCTTTCACGCATTCTTGTACGTAATGCGTATACTCTACCACCATAGAGTTTTGCCCTTGCTGACAAAGATTGACTTGCTCTGCCATATTGATTTCCTTCGAGAGCAACAGATGCATTGTGTGACATTTTATTGTAGTCATTTTTTATAGATACATTTAAATC